ACAGTATTAAACAACAAGAACAAAAAGTTAAAGCGCTTGCCGAAGCACATAAGAAGCAAGATGATGCGATGCGCAAATCTAATCAAGAGATGAAAAAATCTAATAAGGAATTAGATAACGCTAAAACGAAGCAATCTGTATTAAGTGCTGAAAAAGCTAAAGCTAAAACAAAACTCGATGACTTACGTTCTGCAGAAAGACGTTTAAAAGAATCAGGTAAAGCTTCTACGGAACAAATTAAACAAGCTTCTAATGCGACCAAACAACAACGTGAAGTCCATCAAAAATTAATTGCTAGCCACAAAGAAGAAACCGCAAATGTTAAGAAGTTAATCCAATCTAATAAAGGCATTACAGAAGAAAATAAAAAGGTTAAAGCTTCTTACCAACAATCAAATGACGCAGTTAAAACAGCAGAAAAAGAATATGATAAGCTTTCTAAAACAATTAAAGATTATCCAAAAGACTTAGCCAAAGCTGAAAAAGCTGTTAATAATGAAAAAGCTTCAATGAACGGTTTGCAAAAAAGCATTGATAAAGCTGAACAAGAGCTAAAGCAAATGAACAAACAACAAATGATTGCTAATAGTTCATTCACAAAACAAGCCGACCATTTAGATAAAATGTCAGAGAAATACGGCAAAATGTCTCAAAATATGCGTTCTGTGGGACGTAATATGTCTATGTATGTAACGACACCGATTGCTGGCGCTATGGGCTATGCAGGTAAAATTGGCGTTGAGTTTGATGATGGCATGCGTAAGGTACAAGCAATCTCAGGCGCAACAGGTAAAGATTTAGAGGCATTAAAGGCAAAAGCGCGTGAAATGGGTGCGACAACTAAATTCAGTGCGAGTGATAGCGCTGAAGCTATGAACTACATGGCTATGGCTGGTTGGAAATCACAAGATATGATGAGTGGTTTGCCAGGCATTATGGATTTAGCTGCTGCATCAGGTGAAGAATTAGGCACTGTCAGTGATATTGTTACCGATGGTTTAACAGCATTTGGACTTGAAGCTAAAGATAGTGGCCGTTTTGCGGATGTATTAGCGTCAGCTAGTGCAAATGCGAATACTAATGTTCAAATGATGGGTGAAGGCTTTAAATATGCTGCACCTGTAGCTGGTGCGTTAGGTTATAGTATCGAAGATACTTCGACAGCGATTGGACTTATGAGTAATGCGGGGATTAAAGGCCAAAAAGCTGGTACAGCATTGCGTACGATGTTCACAAATCTTTCGAAACCAACAGCAGGCATGAAAGACAAAATGGATGAACTCGGTATATCTATAACAGATAGCAAAGGTGAAATGTTGCCAATGCGTGATGTTATGGATCAATTGAGAGATAAAATGGGCGGTTTATCCAAAGACCAACAAGCTGCTGCAGCTGCTACGATATTCGGCAAAGAATCAATGAGTGGTGCACTCGCAATTGTCAATGCTTCTCAAAAGGATTATGACAAACTATCTAAATCCATCGATGGTAGTAAAGGTTCTGCTAAAGATATGGCAGATACGATGGAAAAAGGTTTAGGTGGTAGTTTAAGAGAATTACGTTCGGCAGCAGAAGAACTTGGTTTATCCGCGTTCGAAACCATTCAACCTGCTTTATCTGGTATGGTTGATGGTTTGAAATCGACGGTTGACTTCTTAAATGATTTGCCGAAAGGTGCAAAAGTGGCAGGGGTCGCTATTGCAGGCGTTGCAGCAGCAATTGGTCCAGTAACGTTAGGTATTGGGCTATTATTAAGAGCCGTACAAGCAGCTGCTGGCGGTTATGCGCGACTTAATAGACGTATGGCCGAAAATTCGGCAGAATCAATGATTAATGCAGCCGCAAATAAATCGGCTAGTGGTTCAATGTCGCGTGTTTCTAAAGAAGGTATTTTGATGAGAGGTCAATTTGGAAAAATTGGCAAAGTCTCTAAAAATGCATCTAAAAACGTCGGTACGTTAAGCACTACAAATGATAAAGCTTCAAAATCTATGAAAAAAACTGGAAAATCAACAGGATTTCTTGGTAAACGTGTAGATGCGCTAACAGGTAGTTGGGGCTTATTTAGTAAGAAATCTAAAGGTTCTGGCAAAAAAATTGGCGGTATTGGTAGTGCTGCTAAGAAATCTACTAAAGGCGTGGGTCTTTTAGGCCAAGCAACTAAAGTTTTAGGCAAGGGCATTAAAATACTAGGTGGGCCTATCGGTTGGACTATTACAGGCGTTACGGTATTAGGCAGCGCATTTACTAAAGCATACAATAATGTTGATTGGTTTAAAAAAGGCGTTGATGGTTTATTTGATGTCATCAAAACGTTTGGTGGCGGCGCTATCTCTGAATTTTCAGGTTGGATAAAAGGTTTAGGTGAAGAGTTTGTAAAAGCCCAATCTAAAAACAATGAATTTGTTAAAGAATTCAAGTCCCGTTGGGACGAACTAACAGATGATGTAAAACCTTTATTTAAAAAATTAGGCGCTGCAACAGATAAAGCAACTGATACAACAAAAGTATTAGGTGATGGGGTTTCTAAAGAAACTGAAAAAGCGCTTGATAAATACGTGAAATATTCAGAAGATACAACACGTGTTTTATCAGATATTAAATTAAACCATGGCAAAATCACAGATGATATGCGGGAAAAACTTGAAACCTCAGTTCAAAAGGCTGGAGAAGAAGCTTTAAAACAAATTCAAAAACGTAATAAAAAAGTATCTGATGAATTGAATGATATGCTTGAAAACAGTGAAGCTTTTACGGCTCAAGAAAAGCAAGACATGATTGACAAGAATCAAGAGGCGTCTGACGAAAAAGTTAAAAGACTTGAAGAGCTTAACCAAGAAATCGAAGAGCTGGAACTAAAACAGTTTAACGATGGTAAACTTACAGCTCAAGAAGAAAAAGACTTAAAAGCCAAATTGGAAGAACGTAATCGTATAACAACTGAAAGTATTGCAAAAGGCCAGAAAGAGCAACAAGCTATCTTGTCAAGAATGGACGCCAATACAGGCGCTATTGATACACAAGAAGCAAGTGACGTTATTAAAGACGCAGTTAAAGCAGAGAAAAAAGCTAAAAAAGAAGCTAAAAAACAACGTGACGATGATGTTGTTCAAGCTGATGATTTACTTGCTTATGGCGAAATTGATCAGAAAGAACATGATAAGCGAATTAGAGAAATCGAAGATGCTTATAATGAAGCGATAGATACTGCTGAGGGAAAAACTGGTGATATACGTAAATCAGTTAAAAAGAACAATAAAGATATAGAAAAAGAAATGGATCTCTCAAATGGTGAAGTTTATTCAAATGCTGAAAAATGGTGGAAGAACTATAAAGAAGGCGTTCGAGAGAGATTTAATCATTCTATGAGTGAATTTGTTAATATTGGAGATTGGATTCAAGATGTCAAAAGCACAATGGATGAATTTTGGGACGGCGTAGGAACTGAAATTGGTGATTCTGCTAGTGAAGCATGGTCAAATATGGGTGAGAATGCTTCTGAATTCGGTAGTATGTTTGTCGATGGCATGATGAACGTTAGCGACTGGATTATGAAAGTTAAAAAAAATATGGATGAATTTTGGTCTGGTTTTGGAGAAACGATTGCAGGAACAGCTGGCGCAGTTGGTGGTTGGTTTTCTGAACAAGGTCAAAAATTCTGGGATTCCCTTAAAGAAGGTTGGAATATTGCCATAGAAGCCGGTGGAGACCTTTGGAACTCTTTAACTGGCTGGTTAGGTGAAACTTATGAAAATGTTTCTGGTTGGTTTGTCGAAAAAGGTAGTAATATCTGGTCTAGTTTGAAAAATGGTTGGAATACAGCAATTGAAACAGGCGGTGATTTGTGGCAATCCTTAACAGGTTGGTTATCTGAGAAGTGGGAAAGCACGAAAGAATGGTTCTCAGAAAAAGGTGGCCACATCTGGTCTGGCATTAAAACTGGCTGGGACAACGCTTTAGAGACAAGCGGTAATCTCTGGTCCTCTTTAACTGGATGGCTTGGTGAAAAATGGGAAGATACAAAAGAATGGTTTTCTCAAAAAGGTCATCATATCTGGTCAAATATCAAAACAGGTTGGAATAATGCGCTTGAATCTGGAGGTAATCTTTGGTCTTCATTGACAAGTTGGCTCGGTGAAAAGTGGGAGGAAACTAAAGAATGGTTCTCCCAAAAAGGCCAAAATATTTGGTCGAACATCAAGTCAGGTTGGAACTCTGCCCTTGAAACAGGCGGCAATTTGTGGTCATCGATTACGAATAAACTAGGTGAAACTTGGGAGGATACCAAGGGTTGGTTTAGTGAAAAAGGTCAAAATATCCAACAATCATTCAAAAATGGCTGGAATTCTGCTTGGGATACAGCCGGCGATATTTGGGGCAAAGTGACTAAAGGCGTGTCTGATACCTGGGAAAACGTGAAGGGTTCGACCCGAGATAAACTCGAAGAAGCTAAAGGTATTGCAACAGATAAAACAAAAGGTATTTGGAAAAATACATCTAAATGGTTTGGTGATACCTATAATTCAGCGAAAGATAAAGTGACAGGTGTATATAATAAAACACGTGATAATTTCACGAACGCCGCTGGCAAAGTATGGGATAAATCCAAATCAGCTTATAACGGCACCAAAAAATGGTTCGGCGAAACGTATGAGAAAGCCAAAACCAAAGTCACAGGTGTTTATAACCAAGCGAAAGGTAAATTCGGTGATACGGCAAGCATAGCTTGGGATAAATCTAAGTCTTTGTGGAAAGGCACAAGTAAGTATTTTGGTAAAGCTTATGGTTCTGTTAAGTCTAACGTAAGTAATATGTGGGACAAAGCGAAATCAAGCTTTGGCAATATTGCTGGTGAAGGTTGGAAAAAAGCCAAATCTGTTTATAGTGGTTTCAAAAAATGGCTAGATGAAACACTACAATGGATTAAAGACATTGGTAAAGACATGGGTAGTGCTGCTAGTGATTTAGGTAAAACGGTTGCCAACAAAGCCGTAGACGGTTTGAACGGCATGATTGGTGGTGTTAATAAGATATCAAAAGCCATTACAGGTAAAGATAAACTTATTAAAGAAATACCTCATTTAGCTACAGGTACTTATGACGGTTCAGCTCTCTCTACGGATTCAAATGGTGGTTTAAGACAACCAACAGTTGCGATGGTTAATGATAAAGGACCAGGCAATGGCCCGGGCGGACGCACACAAGAGCTCATTCAACGTAAAGATGGCTCAATTGATGCGCCACAAGGTAAAAACACGATTGTTGGTTTAGGTAAAGGTGATGGCGTTATTAACGCTAAACATACACACAAACTTCAAGAACAAGGTGTGATACCTAAACGCTTATCAACAGGTACAGGGGTTCAAATTCCTCGCTTTTCTAAAGGTAGTAAACATTGGTACGATGATTTGCTTGATGGTACAGCTAAAGCAGGTAAAAATATGGGTAACAAAATATCTGATGGCTACCATAGCGTGAAAAAAGCAGGTAGCGATGCCAAAGATACTGTTAAAGACTTAGGAAGTAAAGGTTTAGAAAAAGTTAAAGATGGTGCATCATGGCTTGGCGATAAAATTGGTGACGTTTGGGATTATGTTAAACATCCTGGTAAATTAGTCAATAAAGTCATGGATAGTATAGGTATTAACTTTGGCGGTGGTGATAATGCTACCGTTAATTTGGTTACGGCTGCCTATAACAAAATGAAATCTTCACTAGTAGACAAGGTGAAAGACTGGTTCACAGAAGCTGAAGGTGGCGACGGCGATGCTAGTTGGTTGCCATGGGATAATATCTTACAAACATTTGGTAACTATACAGGTGGCTTAATGTTCAATGGTGGTAAACACTATGGTATTGACTTCGGTATGCCAACAGGGACTAAAATCAAAGCTTTAACTGACGGTAAGATATCACAAGCAGGTGCAGTTGCTGGCGGCGGTGGTAATCAAATCACACTTGATGAGCCTGGCGGTAAGTGGTATCAATGGTACATGCATATGAGTAAAATTATTGCTAAAAAAGGGCAAAAAGTGAGCGCCGGTGATGTCATTGGCTTATCAGGTAGTACAGGTAATTCAACAACACCTCACTTACACATTCAACGTATGAAAGGTTACCCTTCTAATGAGACGGCTGTTAATCCTATGGGCTGGCTGAAGAGTTTAAAATCTACAAACAAATCAGCGAAACAATGGTCAGGCGATATTAAAAAAGCAGCTAAACAAATGAACGTTAAATTAAAAGGTAACGATTTAAATAATATTATTTCGTTAATCAATGCAGAATCTAGTGGGAACGCTGGTGCTGTTCAAAGTGGCGTTGATGACGTCAATTCTAGAAATGGTAATCCTGCGCAAGGATTACTTCAATATGTGCCTAGCACATTTAACAATTATAAAGTTAAAGGCCATGACAATATTAAAAATGGCTATGATCAATTACTCGCTTTCTTTAACAACAAGAATTGGCGGACACAATTCAATCCTAACGGTGGTTGGTCTCCAACAGGGCCAAGAAAATATGAAAATGGTGGCATCTCTACAACACATAAACTAGCTGAAATCAGTGAACGTAATAGAGCAGAAGCTATCATTCCACTTCATAAATCTAAACGTAATCGTGCTGTTGGTTTGATGGAGAAAGCAATGACAGCGATTGGCATGGATAATGGTTCCGCAAATGTCACAGTGAAAAACGATAATTCAACGATGGAAAAACTACTACAACAAGTTGTTCAATTGAATGACACTAACAATCGTATGCAACAAACAATTATTAAGTTGTTGAGTGGCAATAATAATAACATGAGTAAAAATGATGTTATGAATATCTTTAGTCAATTGTTAGGTAGTAAAGCTAATTTAGACAACTTTAGCCAAGGATTATCATAAATAGGAGGTTTATATGATAGAGGAAAGATGGATGAAAATCATAACCCAAGAAGGCACTTATGATATCAAAGATATCTTATCTAATTTCATTTTCTTAGAAGCTAAAGCTTCATATCCAAATGAAAATAATGAAAGTAACACATTTCAAGGTGTGGACGGCGAGCTACCAACAGTAGCCACGTTCGCACCTTTTAATTTAGAAGTGAGTTGTGGATTTGATGGTATAGATGAAAGTGATCGTAATTTAGCTGAATTAAAATTAAGACAAATCTTTTTTAGACGACAACCCTATTACATTATTACATCAGACAACCCAGGATTGAAATATCGCGTGAATAATCCCGATGTAAACCCTGATTATTTAGATTTCTCAGCGATTAAGTTTGATATGACTTTTACTTGTCGAGATGGTTACGCTGAAACAGTGAAAGAGACAGACGAATTTAGTTTATCAAGTGGTAATTGGCAATTCGGTGTCGATTTATTGGCAAATGATGAAATTAAATATAAACACGATACAACAAGCTTTCGAATTTATAACGGTTCTTCAGATACAATCAATCCTTTATTAAGACATAAATTTAAATTATTGATTAATATTGATGCCCCTAAAGGCTTTAAAATCATGAATCATACAACAGGTAATACATTTGAATATAAAAAAGGGATTAAGCAAAACCAACAACTTATATTAAAAGGCGTACACCCAATACTTGATAATAAACGTGTGGGCATTGATACAAATCGACAATGGTTAACACTTAAAGAAGGCTTTAATGATATTGAAATTACAGGCGAGAATATTGGTAAAACGACTACCCAATGGATATTCCCGTTCATATTTAAGTAGGTGAATAACTTGGATGCATTAGTTTTAAAAAATAAAAAAGGCACGTTTGCGGAGATAATCACAGATTTTGATTTCGGTTCTTTTAAATATGAATATGAAAAGAATAATGAGCGTTCGATTAGTTTCATTTTATATAAAACGTCTAATAATGCAGATATATTTGATCATTTAGTTAATGAAGCTTTTATAGAGTGGCAAGGGCAATTATACGTCATTAAATCAATATCTATAAAATATGATGGCCTTAAACTTACGAATGAAGTTGTAGCTAAACATATCTTTATGGAATTTCAAAAACACTATATCCAAAAAGATATGGATGTCGAAAGTGAAAGTAGTGACGAAGATGAAGACGATAGCACGCCTACAATGACGTTAGAACAATATCTTGATTTTGGTTTCAAAGGCAATAAATTAGATTTTGAATATGAAATTAAAGGGCAATTTAAAAAGCGTGTACCTGTCGACGATTTGGGTGGCAAAAATGGGGTTGAACACGTATCAGAAGGTGCAGAATTATTTAATTATATCTATTTTGCGGATAATAAAAAATATTATATTTATGATGAAGCAACTTTTTATGAAATGTTTGATATTCCATTAATCTACTTATACAACTCAAGTGAAGCTACAGTAACAACGACGACAACGGAACTATTTAATTATATTCAAGGTTACGGTAAGAAAAAGACTAAAAAAGAAACACAAAATTATAATCCTATAAAACCTAAGGACTTAAATTATTCAGGTAACTTTATTAAAGACGGTACTTGGCGTACAGAAAACGTAGGCGCAAGTTATACGAAAACATTTGAATGTAAACATGGCAATGAAACACTTGAATGGACGTTAAAGAAAATGTCCAAAGGTGGCGTACTTGATGTTTATTTAGACGATAAAAAAGTTGACACTTATGAATGTTATAGCAAAAACGCGAAAAGTGAAAAAATTGTGATTGCGCAAAATTTATCGAAAGGCAAACATACATTTAAAGCTGTATTTAAAGGTGCGAAAAAAGGCGTGGATTACAAAAAGTCTGAACCTTGTATGTATGTTGGGACTGAGAAATCAACTGTATTGAATTTAACTGCCAAACTTAAAGGGAAAGATGCTTATCATGCGTACACCGATTACACATCACCGAATTATGATGGTGGAGAAATTGCAGAAGCCCCAACAATTTTTGATGATAATATCACAGACGAAGATGAATTGCGTGAAAGACTTAAAGAAGAACTCAATGACCAACCAACGGTTGAAGTTTCTACGAACTATCTCGGCAGTGTAGAAGATAAACAATACATTACAAATGACGATATTAAAGAAAATAATAAAATACGTTTTATTCATCAACCTTTAGGTTTTAATTTAGATTTAAAAGTCGTGAAACTCACTGTGTTCCATCCATTACTTGAGGCGCCCGTAGAAGTAGACTTTAGTAACTCACCTAAGGACATTTTAAAAATGCAGCAACAAACAACCAAAGCGATTAGAAAATTTAATAAGCAAGGTAAAGTCGGGTCACTCAGTGATTCGTCTTTTTCTATGCCTCGATTAGCGTCAGATTCAATAGGGAGTGTGTTAGTCGATGAATGAACCAACAGAAATTAAATATTCATTGGACGAAAATGAAGAACCTTATTTTGCGGCAACACATATAGACGGCGTTCAAGGATTAAATAAAGCCGACTTAGACAACGATTTTATAGACGTCAATAAAAAGATTGCAAAACTAGAAGTGTTAGTCAAAGACCAACAAAAAATCATTGAAGACAATAAAAAAACGGTTGAACTACATGAGAAAACCTTATCAGACATGGTAGGCGATACAGGTTGGATTGAATTCCAAGTCCCACCAAGTATGAAAAATAAAGCTGTTAGCTCAGGATTTAAATGTGCGATTCGTGAAGTAAGGGCTGGTAATAACCTGATTGGCAATTATTTTGTGGTGCGTTCGATTAGATTGAATGTTTCAGAAATTACCGGGTCATCAATGCAGATCGCACAACTTCCAACAGGCTTTATCACAGATAATCAGTCATTCATGGCTAGACAACATGGTCACAGTCATCCAATAACTATTGAATGCAAAAAAGATGGTTCAGTAACAGCTTTTGTTCATCCCGACGACCAAAACAAAACGAATTGGGTGTATCAAGAATTTACATGGTTAGAATAGAAAGGGTGAAACGATGAAATTAAGAAAAATGAAATTAAAAATCAATTTTCCAATTGATTTAGGCCAAAAGTTTAGGCAGATGGTCGTTGAAAACTTTAAAGATGTTCAGTACTTTTACGGACAAGTCATAGATATTATTAAAGCGCATCAAACCAAAGATAAACACGCACACAATGCAAAACAAATAGACTATAAGTTAACCAACGTACACAACGAACTCCAATATCAAGATGGGCGTATAAGAAGGCTAGTTGTTGGCCATAACGGCGATGGTATTGAAGAACTTAAGGATAGTAGGACTTCTTTAGATGGAGAAGGACATGATTTATTATCTCAACGTTTAAAACATGACTTTGAGACTATCAATCAAAAGATACAAGAGAACTATAAATACTTAAATAAAAAGATTGAACGTATTGTTAATGTAAATGATTACGGGGCAGACCCCACAGGAGAACAAGACTCAACAGACGCGTTTCGTAAAGCGCTAGGTCATGGACATGTTCATCTTCATATGACCGCAGGTAATTATAAAGTGATGGGCATTAAATTACCTAATAATACTGTGCTATCTGGTGAAGGCGAAGATATTACCACAATTAAATTATCAGATGATGCACCGGCAGAAAATATAGTAATCACTAATGAAGATATGACAGGCCAAGCAACCAATGTAGGTATTAAAAACTTTACTGTCGACGGTAACAAGTGGAGACAAGACAAAGCATTAAAAGCCGCAGGTGGTTCACGTTCTTCTAATGTGAGATTCGCAGGTGTTAAACACGGCTTTGCTTACCATATTAAATCAGTAGACGCATTATTACATGGTATTGATATTACGTACGCTAGTGATGATTACTTCTATGAAGGCGACGGCGTAAGAGTTAAAGAAGAACTAGAAAGTAAATATATTCATATTGATCATTGCGAAGCAAGTGGATTTGGTGACGACGGTATTACAACCCACCATTCAAGATACTTATTAATTACAAATAGTTATTCACATCACGCTACGGGTGGTGGTAATAACAATGGTATTGAAATAGATGACGGTTCCCAACATGTGATGGTAGTTAATAATAAAACGGAAGAAAGTTATGGTGGCGTAGAAGTTAAGGCCCATGAAACAGCCTCAGCACCTAACAACGTGATGATTTCTAACCATATGTCTATCAAAGATTCACGTTCTTATAATATTAGACATATTGGTCATCACAGAGCAGGAGACCCTATTTCTAAGACAGCTCATAGTGTCATAATGAATAATTGTTCAGCGATTACGCCTTATGACAATAATGTCTATCCAGGTACAACGCCACGTGCGTTAGTTATTAGTGGTTACAAAAACGTCCAAGTTAATGGATATAACGCAGTTGGCGACGGCACTTATACACCTAATATGCCCGTTGTTGCAGTCCAATTCATGTCTAGTAATATCATGTTGAATAATATCAATATTACTGGATTTAAAAATGCGCAAGCAGATATTAAAGTCTTCGGTGGCGCTAATAGAGGTAAGAAAATTACGCTAAGCAATATTAATATTTGGAACTCATCAGCCAATAGAGGTATTGCCGGTGGCGGTGGTATTTATGATTTACGCATTATCAACGCTAGCTTACAAGGCCAAGGCACAGGTAATGGTGTAGAACTTTATAACAATACAGCAGAAATTGTTGGCGTTAACGCTGAAAACTATAAGAACGCTGCGTATATCACTAAAAAACCCTATAAAGTGGTACCAACAGCAGTCAAAGGCGGCTTTAGTGGTGGTTCAACAGGTGCAGGGGCGGTTGCAGAACGTTCGGCAGCTATCGCATCGACAGGTAACTCTTTTGCATATAGTGATAGAAGTTGGATTGCTGGCGTAGGTGCTGGATCAAAAGCGTATGGCTCACGTAGTTCAGTTACAAACTCCTTAGAGTCTGAAACGTTACCTGGCGCTTATTGCCAAACGATTGTTAATAGCCGTGGTGTTAAATCACGAGGGAATTATTCGTGGCAAATGGGTTATGGTATAGATGGTGCTAAGTATGAAAATACTACGATTGATATGGCTACAATTAGTGGGAATATTAAGACCAAAGGCACCGTGTCATCTGGACAAAACTTTGGTGACTATGCTGAGTATTTCGAATCTCAAAGTGGTCGAGAAATAAAAAATGGCTATATGGTTACGTTAGATGGCAGATATATCCGTAAAGCGAACACAAACGATACACCTATTGGTGTTATCTCAGGGACCGCCGGTGTTGTATTGGGTGACCAAATGTTCCATCACAAAGATAAGTTCTTAAAAGATGAATTTGGTGTGACACAAACAGAGTGGCAAACAAAAGCATGGTGTGATGACGAAGGTAATTGGTATTCAGAAGAAGTAGAGGTTCCAATCCCTAATCCTGATTTTGTTGAAAAAGAAGATTATATTGACCGAGCGCAACGGCCAGAATGGAACGTCGTAGGATTGATGGGTCAAGTCTATACCCGTATTGATTCAACAGTGTCCGTAAATGACTATATCAAGCCTAATAAAGGTGTTGGCACGAAAGATAATAATAATGGTTTCTATAGAGTACTAGAAATCACGACGCCATACGACAACGAAAAAGAATACGGCGTAGCAGTCGTATTAGTAAAATAAGGAGTGATTACGTGACGAACGGAATAGATAAAAAAGCCTTATTTAAATTAAAGGCTGAACCTTATTTAAAACCAATCTCTGATTTAGGGGTTGGTTTTTATAATTTAGATGAAAATACAGCGATATTAAGATTTCAATTAAGCAACACAAAAGGACCATTGCTAATTCATAAAAATAACTTAACAGCTTATGCTTACTTTGAATCTAGTAATGGTAGTGTTTCAGATGTGATTGAATTAGAAGTTGAAGATTCAAACAAAGGTCTAGTGACGATTACTTTAGATAAAGATTTTCTACAAGCTAGTACATCTACCAAAGTAAGAGGACAAGTTTATATTGGGGTAAACAACGTTGATAACAAACCAGAATACAATGAAGTAGCCGTATTTAGAGAGTTTAACTTTGAAGTTAAAGACGCACTCATTAACAAAATATCTTCATTTACGAAAATGGAATACATTCGTATGTTTGACCAACTTAAGACAAGAATTAAGCAACGTGTCTTAGATATTGAAAAAGCGATTGCCAATGGTGAAGATTATGTAGCAGAAATGAAGTCCGTGTTACAAAAAGGTATCGAAACACTTAACCAAATTGTGAGTGATGGCAAGCAAGACATACAGTCTTATATTGAACAAGCGAAAGAAGCTATAGATACAACACAAACTGACTCTATCAATACAATAGAAAAGTTATCTCAAGACACAAAAGATAGTGTGAAAGAAAAAGCCGATAAAGCTGTTGAAAGTATCGAAACTACTTCGAATACAGCGACAGAACATGTAGATGACAAGTTATCTGCGTTTAACCAAGCCGTCGAAGACAACGACCTTATTACTAATGAAGCTTTAAGTGAGCATTTAGATGGTTTAGATTGGCAAAAATATAAATTAACCAATGATGACGGAACTATAAAGATAGTGAATTTAGAATCAGACATTGAGAAACTTAATGCAATGGTAGAAACAGGTTTTTTCTACACAACGAACACACCTGGTTTGCCAAGCGATGTAAGTTCTGCTGGTTTTTTAAAAGTGTATACGAGAAAGGGAAATTCTCCAATAAAACATGTCTACCATCCGTATTCTCAAAATAAAATAGTAGTTAGACATTACTACAATAAATGGTCTGAATGGGAAAAAGTATCTCAAACTTATTCTGACACAGGTTGGGTCCCCTATAACACTATAAATGGTGTAGAAAAAGACGCCATGTTTAAAAGTGATGATGACAATGGTTTTGATTGTGCTTATCGAATTATTAAACGAGGTGATATTACGACTCGAAAACTAAGAGTCAATGCGAGAAATTTAACACAGGGTGTAACCTTTGCGGAATTGCCTAGTGGTTTTGCCAAGCATTTTCAAAAATTTGTCGTGGCAACACCAAGAAATAGAAATAGTGGAATTATTGATGTTAATACAAACGGAGAACTTAAATTTAATTTTTATTACAATACAACTGATTGGACAGACACCGATTATATATATGGGGAATTCACTTGGCATGATTAGGAGGGATGAGATTTATGTTTAAACAAGTATATTTATATGACGGCACCCCCTTTTTAGCGTTTAAAGATGAAGACGGAAAGTACCAATATCCAGAAGAAGCATGGACTGAAACAGCACCTCCAGATGGTATTTACAGACCATTTTATTTTAATGGTAATGAGTGGGTTGGAGCTACGCGTGAAGAGTGGGAAGCTAATCAAGGTGACAAAGAAAAAGAACCTTATATTCCTTCCACAAATGAATACATGTTAGCTCAAACGCAAATGCAAGTAGCCGAAAGCTCGAGTCAACTTAGAGACTCTCAAAATAAATTGGCAGATTCTATGTTAGAAATAGCTGAAAAAGACAAGCGAATCAATGATTTAGAAGAACAACAAGCGAAAATATTATTAGAAATAGCAGAAATGAAAGGGGATAAATAAGTATGTTTCCAGGGTTTGATGCAGTTAAGCATTTTTACGATATTAATTGTTACACTAAAGCACAAATAAAAAGATACGTGGAATTAGAATGTATTACCAAAGACCAATACAAAGAAATTACAGATGATGAATACCCAGAGTCACAAGATACATAACTTGTGGCTTTTATTTTATTGAAAGTAGGAGGTTCAATGTTGAATGAAAGCGAACTAACTTATTGGATTGTCTTTACAGTTATACCCATGATAGTAACAGTTGTGGGGTTATTTCTTAAAGTAAGTAAAGACAAGAAAGATAATGAAAATAGAATTACACGCATAGAATCAGAGGTAGAAGATCATAATGCTTCATTAAAAGATATCAAAGAAGAACAGAAACAACAACGTGAAGATACAAAGGTTATCTTAGAGGTTAGTTCGAAGATTGATAGTTTAAATACTCGTTTTGATAAATTCGAAGACCGATTTTATACCCATCAAAATAATCAATTAACTAAAAAGTAAGGTCGTCACAGAGCAGTGACGGCCTTTTTATATTAATTAGGAGGAATTATAAATGGAACAAATTATCGCATTTGCTGCAGTCATTGCAGTTATTACAGGAGCACTAACGGAAGTTATCAAACGAACAAAAAAAGTGCCTAAGAACTTTATACCATTAGTATCAATGGTCATTGGTTTAGTTATTGGAGGCGTTACGATATTCATTCCAGAAATTGTAAGTGAATTATCGGTAGCGGGTCGATTACTAGCAGGATTGATAAGTGGCCTTATGGCCACAGGTATTTGGGAAACATTCAAGAATAAGAATGGTAAAAATCCAAATAAACTCGGTGGAGGAGCCGAAGCAAAACAACCTAAAAAATAAAACTAATTAAGTCGACTTAACGGTCGGCTTTTTATTATGGAGGTATTTTTAAATGAAAAAACAAGAAGCCGTTAACTGGGCAGTAAAAAACATCGGTAAAAGTTTAACAGCTGGACAATCAAATGGGGCTCAATGTGCAACGTTTATTATAGAATTCTTAAAAGAACATTTTGATGTACACCCAACGGGGAATGCAGTTGATTTTATTGATTATAAATATCCGAAAGGATTCCAAGTCATTAAAAACACAAAAAAATTCATCCCACAAAAAGGAGATATTTTTGTATTAGACGATGGAAGCTATGGACATACAGGCATGATTACTAATGCGAATCAATACTTATTTGATAGTATTGACCAAAATTGGTATAACGCTTCAAACAATGGAAGTCCTGCAGCATTTATTCAAGATCATGTATATGATGATTTTGTAGGTGTCATTCGTCCACCATATGACGACGCTGAAAAAGGGGTAACAACAGAAGCAACGAAAATTGAAACAATCAATCACGCAATCAATTATACAATGAATGAGCGTGTCGGTTCGATTGATGGTGTGGTTATTCACAATACAGCTGATAGTATATCTGCTAAAGAGCAATATAATCATTTGAGCAATGCTTCAGTTGCACGTTATGAAGCAGGTATTGCGCATTACTATGGAGATAGAAAAACGATGTGGCGTGCAATTGATACGTTCCGTATCGCATGGCATGTAGCCGATAGTTATGGTAACGGCCATTATTTAAGTTATGAAGTTTGCGATTCAATGGGCGCTAGTAACAAAGACTTTGCGAAAAATGAGCAAGCCGTGTTTAAGCAAGCAGCGATTGATATGTTGTATTACGGTTTAAAACCTAATAGAAAAACCGTTAAGCTGCATAACCAATTTGTAGCCACGGCATGTCCACACAGAAGTATGGCGCTGCATGTTGATTTTGACCCTATCATTAACGGGGCGCCTACAACAGCTAAACAACATGAAATGCAAGATTACTTTATTAAAGAAATTAATAAATATTATAAGAATCCAACTTTAGATGCTGGAGAGCCTGACAACATTACCGATGGTGTGACAATCCCTACAGATGAACAAAAGAAAAATCCAGTTAAAGATAAAGGTAAGAAAGTCGGGAACAAATGGCGTAGAAACCAACACGGTATTATGTGGAAACCTGAAAAAGCAACATTTACAGCAACCTCTAATATCTACACAAGATACAATGGCCCATGGACGGGTTGGGAAATTGCAGGTATGTTGTATGCTGGCGAATCCGTCAACTACGATGAAGTCTATGATTTTGATGGTTATATTTGGATTGCGTGGACTGCAAACGGCGGTACTCGTGTCTACATGCCAATTGGAAATTCAGCAGGTAATGGTAAACGTGCAGGCGATGCATGGGGAGATTTTAGTTAAAGGGTGGTATTGATAAAAATAATGTGTTATCGTTTATATAGATATTTTGCCAAGTATCTTCTTAAATTAAAGACAGTGTAGGCGACACCTCTTTACGAGGTGTCTTTTTTATGGTATAAATATTTTAGGCATTTTGCGAACCAATACTTATATCACCATTACATAAAAGAGTAGGCACATTGTCCCGTGTCTGCTTTTTTATTTGAAAATATAACAAATGTTTAGTACCATTAATAGAATAGAACATTATAAGTCTCTGTTCTTATTTTATTAACTTATCAACTATTTCTTCATGAGATAGTTTTTGTACCACTAGAAACATACCTTTCGGTGGGCAAAACATGTATTTCGAACGAGCGAGCAAGCACAGTGAACTGTGTTTGCTTTTTTTATATTGTTGATATATAACTCACTTTTTATTTTTTTGCTTAAACATATTGTATAATAGTTTTGTGCTTCATTTACAATGATTTTAAGCGGAATAGT